CGCAGTTTGCAGTCGGTATTCAGTTTGAAGGCACGTTTAACAACGCAACAACGTACCAGCCAAATGACGTGGTTGTATATGGTCCTTCCACATACATTGCGATTCAGACCACGAACGGGAACAATCCAACAAACGCCACGTACTGGACTTCGTTTGTTCAAGGTATTTCTCCTGCCAGTGTGTACAACGGTGCGACGGCGTACGTTCCCGGTAGCTTAGTTGCTTACGGTGCAAATCTGTACCAGGCTATTGCTAACACAACGGGCAACCTACCAACTAACACCACGTACTGGATTTTGTTCCTTCCGTCAATCCGCACTCGCGGTAATTGGGCTGCAGCCACCACGTACTACGTCAATGACATCGTTACCAACGGTGGCAACTCTTACATCTGTTTGATCCTCAATACGTCAACCAGTAGCTTCCCAACAGACCTGGCGGCCGGCAAGTGGGCGGTGTTTAACGGTGGCATCCGCTGGCGGGATGCGTGGGCCGCGTCAACCTTGTACTTGGTCAATGACGTTGTGTCAATTATTGGCAATACGTACATCTGCGTGGTCCAAAACACTTCTAGCGGCAACTTTAACAATGATTACAATGCTGGTTATTGGCAGATGTTTGCCTCTGGCAGTAACGTATTGCCTGCTATTACTGCTGGCAGTAACGGTTACTCCCTGACGGTGGACAACACCGGTGCTGCTGTTGCTTGGTTAAACGCTACCAGCGGTGCAAATATGTTGTACGTTGCCAAGAATGGTAACGACGCAAATCCCGGCAACAGCATGGCACTGCCTAAGCTGACAATCCAAGCTGCCGTTGCAGCCGTACCGGCAAACCAGAAGACTGCGATTTTTGTTTCATCTGGCACTTACAACGAACTGTTGTTGCCAATTGTGGTGCCTCCAAACGTTGCAGTTGTGGGCGATTCAATCCGCACAACCATTATTCAACCTGGTGGCGGTTTGGCGGCAGATGGTGTAACAGCCAACAATCAAGCCACGATGTGGGCGTTGTCAGACGGGTCTTTGTTGACCAAGATGTCTTTCCAGGGCATGACTGGTTGGGTTCCCGGCAGTACAGCATCGGACATCACAACGTCAACGCCAAAGGGAATCTTTTGCGGATTAAACCCCGCATCGCCTGTTATCCTTAAGTCGCCGTACGTTATCGAGTGTTCTAGCTTCTCGACTGGCGGTATTGGTGCTTATGTAAACGGCAGTGCGCACAACAACGGCAACCGATCCATTTTGTTCCATGAATACACCGGCATTCACAACAATGGTGTTGGTATTTGGGTAGATAACAATGGTAAATCGGAAGCCGTTTCCGTGTTTACATACTACTGTTACTTTGGCTACGCCACCACAAGAGGCGGTCAGTTACGTTCTTTGAGTGGTAATAACTCCTACGGTACTTATGGCTCTGTGTCTTCAGGTTTCAGTGCTGCGGAAACCCCTGTTACCGGTAGCCTGTACGGGACACTGATCACTTTTACAGGACCATACAGCGGAACCATGAACCCGGGGGACACTGTAAGCAACGGGGTTGGCGTTACAGCTACGATCACCAATGCTCAGGTGGGTGGTATTTACGTAACAGGCGTTACTGGCGGCGTATTTACTGCGGGCCAGACAATCACTTCCACTACAAGTGGTGGCGTGGGCATCGTTCAAACCTACGGTGGCCAACAAGGTTATGTGCTTGTCCTGAGCAACTTGACGGCGGCTCCTTTAGTTGGACAGTCTGTGCAGATTGCTGGCGACAGCGGCGGCTATGTTATTCAAACTCTTTCAGGGTCCTGGGTTAACGCCTCAAGTGTTATATCGATTGTGTTGGCCGAGCAGAAGGTCACCCCGTCTTCGGCTGGTGCATCCGTTACTTTGCGCTCTCTCTTTAGCTTGTTGCGCATCACAGCGCACGACTTTTTGAGTGTGGGTACTGGAGGTATTACAACCACCAACTATCCCGGCATTCCAACGCAGTCAGTTAATCCGGCCAACCGTGTACAGCAAACCCTTCCTGGTCGCGTGTATTACGTGTCAACGGACGAACAGGGTAACTTCAACGTCGGTACCTACTTCTCGGTTAACCAAGCAACGGGCGCTGCGACATTGAACGCTAACTCGTTTAACCTGTCCGGTTTGACATCGTTGCGCTTGGGTTCCATTGGTGCGCAGTTGGGCGCTCAGATTGATGAGTTTAGTACCGACGGCACAATGGCGCAGAATTCGGCGGTTAAAGTGCCTACGCAGTCTGCGGTGGTTACATATGTAGCAGCGCAGCTTTCCACCATATCGGTTAACTCTATCCCGTTTATCAGCACTATTAGCACCAACACCACGTTGCCTGATAACACGATGACGTTCGGGATGCAGACCCTTACACTTTCCGGGAGCGCGGTGTACACTTTCAACACCAACTCTTACTTCTTTGTCTTGAATCCTGACGGATTCGCCCTCTTCCAATAAGGAGCCTTCACCATGTCTAAAATTGTCGTTGACCAAGTCCAAAAGTCCGGCGGACCTGCCCTCACTTTGCCAGTAGCAGATGGCACCGCAGGCCAGTACATGCAAACAAATGGCACGGGTACGCTGTCTTTTTCTACTCCAACAGCCGCACCCCCGGTTCCTAACGATTCAACTTTAATTGTTGGATTTGTTCGCAGTAGCTCGGCTCAAGCTAATACATACAGCACGCCTGCATGGTCGTCAAGTGGCCCTAACGGTCTTTTGAATCAAGCCACAATTGGTACGGATGCTACTTCTAGGGGCATGGCATGGAACATGTTCTTGGGAGACGGTTACCCTAACGGCACTACGGAGAAGATGTACACAAACAACCGCGAGGGTAATTACCAGCGGGAAGTGGTTTTTGCAAATAACCAGCGTTTGGGGCATTTCAGAGCCATCAACTATTACGACAATAACACAACAGACAACTACACTGGTCTGACATGGTCCGTGTTGCCTGTTAGAAATACAACAGGCGCTTCAATTACCCGAAGCCTTAGTTTTTACTATAGCTCGGATTACAGTAGCTATGGTGGCGCGGCTATTGCGTTGTTTACACCAAACGCAGCTACATATTCGGCAACTAGCGGCGGGACATGGTCAGGGTTGTTTACGTCTACGTCAGACACCACTACCACTGCCACTGTAAGCGTGGTTGTTCCCGCCAACACAACTGTTTTGGTATTTGCAGGAACGACCCACTTGTACCAGACAACGTATCAGTTCTTTGACTACCACATGTATTACGGCTTGAGTACGTTCTTTGACGGAAACCTGATTTGTGACTTGCGTATGTTGGGTTCGTTAGAGATAGCGCGTTCACCTAGCAACACTAATTCCACGATTGCTCCCCAAGAGATTTATACAGCGGCAGCTACTTTGTATGGGAATCGATAATGACACGATACGCCAACTTTGATGAAAAAGGCCGCTCTATAGCCATCTCAAACGCGATACCAGACGGGGAGGAAAGCAGTTACCATCCGGTCCCGGACGACGTGCATGGGACCATTGTGGTCAAAGACGGAAAAAAAATCAGAGAGCTTAACGCCAAGGAAATTGAAGCGATTCTCACTGAAATTACTCTAAAAACACGCGCACTAGAAGTGCGATCAAAGAGAAACCGTCTCTTGCTTGAAGCGGATGTCCTTACTCAAATGGACAGATGGGAGGGCTATTCCGACGCTAAAAAGAAAAAGATTACTGCATACAAGCAGGGCTTGCGTGATATCACCAAGCAAAAGGGATTTCCTACAGATGTAACTTTCCCGGAAATGCCGGAGTAAGGAGCGCAAAATGGCCGTACTAAATAGTCAAACAATGATTACCTCTAACCTGGTCACAACAGGTATGACGGTTAATGGGACGACCTCCACTACCGCAGGCATGAACTCATTGGCAGAGCTTATTTCATCCCCGCTCCCCGGTGCAGTTTCTTTTACAACGCCTGGAACGTTTTCCTTTATTGTTCCAGAAGGGGTAACCCGAATTAGTGCTGTAGCAATAGGTGCAGGCGCTTCCGGTGGCTACACTTGGGCTAATTCGGCGGGTGCAGGAGGCGCACTTGCGTATGCAAACTCTATACCTGTTACGCCAGGCCAGTCTATTTCAATCACTGTGCCGCCCCGGATAGCATCGCAACAAAGCAGTGCTGCCAGTGCGGTTGTTGGGTCTTTCTTTTCTGCACAAGGTGGTACGCATGGCGCTACTTCAACCAGGGCCACTCAAGTGGCTGGCTCGGTAACCCCATTAGGCGGTAATGGCGGTTTATGCAGCTCAAACGGCTACGGCGGTGGCGGTGGTGCTGGTGGATATTCGGGTGTTGGCGGAGATGGGAGTTACGGCGTAACTGGAAGTTCGTCTCCCAACGGGGGTAATGGCTCAGGTGGTTCTGCCGCTGGAGGCTATGGCTACCAGTCTTCCACGTATTCTTTTGGTGGTGGAGGCGGTGTAGACATATTTGGAACGGGCTCTTCTGGTGTAAACCCCGCAAGCATGGCACAAGGAAACGACTGGTCTTACATAACCAGCTCCAACAATGGCTACGGGGGCAAAGGTGGTTCTGGCGGAGAACAGGGGTCGCCGAACTCCAATAGCACACAGACATTTTATGGCCGCACTACCTATCACGGGGAAGGTGGACGTTACGGTGGTGGCGGTGCGGGAGGCGGAACTTCTGTTTCTTCTACTGCTCAATTTTGCTCCGGCGCTCAAGGGGCAGTCAGGATTATTTGGGGCGCGGGTAGATCATTCCCCAACTCGGCCGCTTAAGACCTAAAGGAAAAACATGTCTAATCCGTTCTATATTCAACTGGATGCTGATGGAAATCCCATTGGCTATCCAGTCATGGCACAAAACCTTACAGAGCTGCTTGGGAGTGAAGTAACTCCAGAGTCAGCAAAGACTTTAAACTACGTGCCAATTGCAGAGAATGCTCCGACTCTCACCTACAGCCAGACTTGCAACTACATTGGATGGTCCAAAAAAGAAGATGGCTCGTTTTCAATGGACTACGAGATCATTAACTTTACCCAAGAACAGGTTGTAGACCTCTTGGTTCGTGGCCGTCGTAATTTTGAGTTGGCAAATTCTGACTGGACACAGCTCCCAGATATTGCTTTATCCGCCGAGGAAAAAGCTGCTTGGGCCACTTATCGGCAAACGCTACGGGATTTGCCGGCCAC